GCTATCTACACGCTTGCAGCAAAGGTGACCTTCTTACCTTCACCGCTTGCCACCACATCGCCAGACTCAATTAGCTGGGTTAGAATCTCTGACCGCTGGCGCTGGGTTAATTTCCGGGTGCGCTGTGTCAGCTGATTCCGCGATATGTTTGGCCACTTTTTGATTATCTCAAAAAGATACACAACATCATTCTCATGTTGCGTATCGGTGATCCTACCAGCAAATTCTGCTAATTGCAAGCTCGATTGTTTAACAATTTTTACCGCCGCATCCATTTCGGGAAATCCCACGTCAGAATCGGCAATAATCATAGCCAGTTTCTGCGCCAGTTCCCAGTTTCTAGCATATAAATCACCCATCGGCTCATCAATTTTTGCCTCAACTTCCTTTTCAAAAGCGGAAAGCACATCAAGTGCCTCTGGGGTAAATCTGATTTCTCGCGGCTCTGGCACTCCATAATTGTCATAAACGGTTGGGTTTTCCGCCATCCAGTAGGTGATTTTATCTACCAACTGTTGCGGGGGTGGCGCGAATTTAACTCCCTTTTGTTTTTCGGGGCGGTCAGGCGCGCTGAAAACAAGCCAGCGGTTAAGAAACCCGTCGATGATTTCAGTGCCATTCAGCGAGGCGCGCAGGCGCTCTGGAACGGTTGAACCAAGGCAACAAAAATGCGGCTGCTGCAAAATCACTTGCGGGTTTTGTTTCTCGTTCGCATATTGCCTGCCACGAAAAGTGCGGTTAGCTGCGCTGAAAAGCTCCACCATGTAGTCTGTGATTTCACGCTGAAAACCTCCAGCATTTTTAAGGCTGATATTGCCCATGAAGCGGCCAAGCTCGTCAATGGATAATAACGCCACGCCGCCGCATTTATGTACGCCAGTAAGCAAGCCAGTGCCGCTGGTAGGTCTGCCCATGAGATGCTTGCCTAACCCGCACGCCTCCGCCAAGCGGTCAATAGATTGCTGCGGGTGTTCTTTCCCGCCCGAAGTAGGGGCAAGCGACATAATCAGGATATTCGTGCGTAAATTTGTAACGCTTCGCACGCGGTGGCCTTTAAGCATACCCATAAATGCAAGAGCGGCAGCAAGCGACAAAACAGGCTGCGGCCTTATGGCGGTTTCAGTTATCCAATCGGCGATTTCACCTACAAGGCCGCCAACTTTTAACGGCTCAATGCGCTTGGGTTGTTTTTTCGCGAAAATATAGCTAATATCCACAGAGAACCCAGTTTCCACTTCCTGCTTGGGAAGCCAGCCTCCCTGCTTAGCCAAATAAACCAGCGTGCCGATTGTAACCCCGTGGCCTCCGAATGAACGCCACGCGGCCTGCGCGTCGTTGTGATTGTATCGCTTGCCTGCCTTCTGGCTCCAGTTATGCCATAAAGCGCAAGCGGCGTCGCCAAATTCATCGCGCAGCGCCATGCCCACCTGCACCCATTCGTCGCGGGGGCAATCGCTGCTTATATAATCCAGCATTTCTGCTGCTTCTTGCAAGTCAACGTGATTGTCATAGTCAACTGGCGGAACCCATGCACGCTGCGCTTGCTTCGGGTATTTGGCATTTATAAAAGTGAAAAAATCTGGGTTAATGCTTGGCAAGTCATCAAAACTATCGCCATCCATCCACACATACGGGATCCCGGTTTTGCGGTGCGGGCTTGGCGGGATTGTAGTTAAACGCTTATCACTAAGCAGCTCAACCACCCCGCCCCATGTTTGCGACCTTTCGCCATTATAGCGATAAAAAGCGGTAAAACCCTTGCTTCCCTTTTTACGCAGTGGCGTTTCGCCAGCAAGCGCATAAAATAAAGCGGTGTCGTCTGTGTCTATATCAAGCGCAATAACACCTGATTGCTTACCGCACAAAAGCGCGTATTCTTTATGCCCTGCCTCATCCCATCCGCGCGCTTCATCTTCGCTTGGCATCGCGTCATAATAACGCGACCATTCCACTTGCGGCACTCCCTTACGCAACGGAATGACGCATAGGCCTTGTGCAAGAAATTTCTGAAACATTTATCACACCCCATTTTTCTTGAACTGAAGAATCAAAAAGCGTATAAATGTGCTTTCCGTCATTCCCAGCTTTTTAGCCTCCTTTTTTACCCACGTCACCACATCGCCAGTGACATAAGTAACCAGCCGTTTTTCGTTTTTCATAATCACCTCATAAAAAAGTTTGACAGGCACAGTCTATTGCTTTATTGTGCCTATTGTCAAGACAAACTATTACTAACCACTAACCAAGGACTATGACCATGACAAATGACAATGACGACGAAGAAAAATTCCTAGTCGATAAAGTTTTATCCGCGAGGGAAAACTTCCGCGACATAAAGACGCAGATGTGTATTTTACAGATGAAATATAACTCTGCAAAATCTTACATGGAAGCATGTGAGCAGGCCGCGATTGATTACATGATTGGAAATGGCTGCATAGAAACCGAAAACTTCCGCATCAAGAAAACGCAAGTCGTGGATGTTCAGGGCGAGTTTCCCGATGAATATGCACGCATCAAGCGCGAGCCTGACAAGCGGAAAATCGCAATCGAGAAGCCGCAGGCTAATTGGTACACGATGAAAGAAAACACTTACATTCAACTGGTAGGAGATAAACGTGGAATTTAATGAAATAAAGACTGGAACGTCGAAAGAGGTGCCAGCTAGAACTGCAATTTACGCGGAGCCTAAAATAGGGAAAACTACTTTTGCATCTCAAGCGGATGATGTGTTTTTTTTGAACATTGAAGGCGGCACATCATATTTGCAAAAACAAGTTCGTTCAACGCCAGTGCTTAAATCATACGATGATGTTATTGCTTGGCTTAGACATATTTATGAAGATGAAAAATTTACTTGCGGCACAATAGCAGTTGATAGCCTAGACTGGCTTGAAACATTGGCGCAAGAACGCATCATAAAACAATATGGAGCAAAAAGCATTAACGACCCAGCTTGCAAAGACTTTGCATATTTCAAGGGCGTTATGATGGCGGCTGATGACGCTATAAAAGTTTTGCGTTGGCTTGACGCGATATACGAAAAAAAAAGCATTAAATGTATTTTGATTGCGCACAGTCAAGTAAAAACCGTAGACTTCCCGAATCAAGACCCATATCAGCGCCACGAACTTAAGTTGAGCAAGTGGTTCGCGGCCAAAGTAAATGAGTGGTGCGATTTGATTTTATACGCTGGCCTAGATTTTCACGTTACGAAAGATAAAAAAGTTTCAGAAGCTAAAAGAGTTATTTTTAGTGGGGGGAATCCATCGTTTGTTGGCGGCGGAAGAATGAAACTGCCAAACAAAATTGACTTAAACTACGAAGCGCTAAAAAAAGAGTTGCTAAAATAAGTTTTTCTTATTAATAATGGCGGTATGCACGGATTATTTAAAGATGAAACTGGTAAGAAATACGGGCGATGGTCTGTTATTTCTTATGCTGGCAATTACAAATGGAATTGTGTTTGCGATTGCGGCACAAAAAAAAGTGTTGCCGGAGCTACTTTGCGCAACAAAACATCGGTTTCCTGCGGATGCCATAAAAATGAAAAAACTTCTAATAGGAATAGAAAACATGGTCAAGCCTTGGTTGGCTGTAAAACCGTTGAATACAAAACATGGATAGGAATAAAGAAACGCTGCCTAAATTCTTCAGCCAATAATTATGTTAATTATGGAGGTAGAGGAATAAAGGTATGCGACAGATGGCTTGAATCTTTTGAGAATTTCTATGCTGACATGGGAAGGAAGCCGTCGCCTGAACATAGCATAGATAGGATAGACGTTGACGGCGATTACGAACCCTCAAATTGTCGATGGGCGACAAGGAGAGAACAAATGCTTAATACTAGAAAACAGAAAAGGAAAAAATTATGACAAACGACTATTACGGATTTACCTCAACTGATGAAGTGAAGTATGACGCTCAGGGATTGCCACTTGGCGAGCATAAAGTCATGATTATCGGTGAAGAGCCAGACTCAAAAGATCGCGGCATTGTTGCCGAGTTCGAGATTGTCGAAGGCGATCACAAGGGCAAACGTGGCAAGGTGTGGTATCTTACCAAGCATGAAAACCCATTAACCAAAAACATCGCTATGCAAAACATCAAGCGCATTGCCGATGCTACTGGTCGTGCGGTGAGCGCCACAAGCCCCCTTAAAGGGCGCGTGCTGCGAGTTTTGATAGGTGTGCAGAAAAACGATGCAGACCGCACTGAAATCAAAAAGTATCTGCCAGCAGATAAAGTGGATTTGCCGTTTTAATGCTTAGACAATATCAGAAAGACGCCTGCAATGCAGTGGTGTCGTGGTTTAATTATCACGACACTCCTGCTATTGTTGTGGTAGCAACGGGTGGCGGGAAGTCGCATATTATCGCCAGCCTTGCGGATTACTACGCAAAAAGCGCGCGCGTGTTGATTATCGCGCACCGCAAGGAATTGTTGCAGCAAACGGGCGAGAAAATAACCAGCAACGTGGGTTTTTATTCTGCGAGCCTTGGCGAGAAAGACATAAGCAAGCCAATTACGGTTGCGGGGATTCATTCAGTTTATGACGTGGTAAGTGACTGGAAATATATTCTAGTCGATGAATGCCAGTTCTTGTCCAACAATACCGATGACGGGATGTACTGGCAGCTTATCAAAAACCATCCAGCCGCTAAGGTGTGCGGATTTACTGCTACGCCGTACCGACTCAAAGGCGGAAAACTTGGCTGGGGTGAAGTGATTTACGAAATCAATTATCCGGCGCTTCTTGATATGGGCTACCTTGCGCCTATCAGCAACAAGTTGCTCGCAAACTTTGTGCCTAATCTGGAAAATGTAGAAGTGCGCCTGGGCGATTATGTGGAAAGCCAACTTGCCGAAGTGATGGAGGATCCGGCACTAATTGAAGCGGCGATAAAAGCAATCATCGGTTATGGACATGACCGTCATAGTTGCCTGATTTTTACGGTGAGCGTTCGGCATGGCGAATTGCTGCGCGATGCGCTAAAACTAAATGGCATTGAATCGGTCATGGTTAGCGGCAAGTCCGGCGATGCAGAGCGCACCGAAGCAGTGGCGCAGTTTAAGCATGAATATGGCAACGTGCGGTATTTGATTAACTGCGAGATATTTCTGGTTGGTTTTGATGCGCCGAATGTGGATGCGATTTTCTGCTTGCGCCCAACAAAAAGCAAGGCGCTATGGGAGCAGATGCTGGGGCGCGGTGTGCGTAAGGCGGAAGGCAAAACTAACTGCTTGCTGATTGACATGGCTGGCAACCTTGCCGAGCATGGCGGATTAGGCGAGCCATACCGCGAGAAGGCGCGAAAGGAATCAAAACAGAATAAGGGCAAGATATGCCCTGGCTGTGAAGAATTTACCAAACCAACGGCAAAGCAATGCCCAGATTGCGGCTATATATTTCCAGAGATTGAAGCTCCAAAAGTGGTGCATGAATATGACGCGGATATGGGCGAATATAAATTAAGCGGCGACATCTGCGACTATGACGTGACGGATGTGGATTACAAATTTAAGACCAGCAAGAAGGGCAGCCGCATGATTGTGGTGAGCTACTATTGCGGCTACGGGAAGTATGGCACTATTGCGGATTTTCTATTGCCATACCATGAGCAAGGTTTTTTGCGCGACAAAGTGAAAAAGTTTTTTACCGAGCGTGGCGTGCCGATACAAGACCCCAAAGAATTGACTGAGGATGACTTGCTATGGCACGCGGAAAAGCTTTGGAGGCCAGCGCGCATCACCGTTGATCACCGCGAGGAATGGCCGCGCATTATCAATTACCACTGGCCAACGCCGGAAACCACAATAGAGGAGTATCTTGACTTTGATGAAATTCCTTATTAATATGGGATATATGAAAACATGTTTTAAATGCAATAAAAAGAAAAAACTTAATTTATTCCACCGCCATCCTAAAATGAAAGATGGCCATTTAAATAAATGTAAGGAATGTGTAATTGCATACACAAAAAATTATTATTGCAAAAATAATGATAAAATAAAAAAGAAAGATAGGGAAAGAGATTCAAGGCCAGAGAGAGTTGCTGCAAGAAAATTATATTACGAAAAATGCAAGAGCGATCCAAAACTGCAAAAAAGAAATGCGGCGCATAAGAAAAAATGGCAAGAAAATAATAAAGAAAAAAGAGCCGCGCATATATTAACTGGCAACGCCATTAGGCGAGGAATTTTAATAAGAAAACCCTGTGAAGTTTGTGGAAAGAAAAAGGTAGAAGCGCATCACAACGATTACATTAAACCGCTTGAGGTCAGGTGGCTTTGTAAAAAACACCATGTGCAGCATCATAAACAATTAAGGGGCAACACATGACTAGCCGTATTGAAGCATCAATCCAGCGCGCGCTTGTGGATTGGTTTTATAAGACTTATGCTGACTACAATCTGCAAGCGACACTAAACGAAAACAGCAGGCACTCAGTAGAGATGGGCTTGATGGTTGGAATCACCGACTTGCTGATTTTTGCACGCAAGGATGCAATCCTGCATGTGTTTTTTCTTGAGCTGAAAACGCAATCACGAAACAGCATTTTGCGCCCGTCACAGGAAAAATGGCATAAGGATATTTACCTGCCAAAACTTCAAGCCAGCAACACGCATTACGCAGTTGCCAAGGGACTAAGCGAAGCGAAAAAAGAAATTGCTGAATGGGTGAAAACCTTAAATGCCAGCACCTAAAACAAATCCACGGATCATTGATGGCGAATGGCT